GTAAAAAGTTCGTACTCAGTCGTAATGAACTCAGGTATCTGAGACTCTATAAGAGTAGATATTCTTTTGGTCTTAACTGCCATTACTCTTTATATGCAACGAAACTGGAATTTGCGATATCCACGTCAAGGTACATCTCTCTGAGTGCCTTGATATCATTAGAACGTGGTTTTACTGTAAGTGAGATACGATTATCAAAATAACTACCCTTAATGATAGTCATATTATAAAGTTTAGTCTCACCTTTTTCATAATCTATGTCACCGACTTCCTTGTCTAGGACAACTTTTTCACCAGTTACAGGATCTAGTCTATATAGGACTATTTTACTATCCCTATCTTCAAGATAAACATCATATTCAGGATATTCTGTTACTCTAAATCCAGTTGATGACAGGACGGGTTCGTCGCAATCTTTTAAAAATGAATTTTGGTAACAGACTTCATAGTAATAAGTAGAATTCAACTGAGGATAGAAGTCTCTCCTCATTGCAAGAGTAGTTAAGTTTGACTTAATGCTACGATCAGCATCATCAATCACTCCAATAAACTTACTGTATCGGAATGTACCTTTAAATTTCTCTGTATCAGAAGCATCAACATACTTTTGTATCTGACCAATAACCTTATCTCTGATATTAGCAGTAGACTGATCTGTTACTAGTCCGTCATAGTAGACTTTACTGGTCATTTCCACATGGAGAATGGCAGGATCTACGATTACTGGTTCAACAGATGCCACAACATATTTCTTTAACTGGGCAACAATGTCAGATTTGGTTAATGATGTAAGATATGACGCATCGGAAGGCTTTAATACTATGAAAACCTTACCATAGTCAGGGGGATCTTGATCTTCTCCACCAAATATTATGATGTCGCTAGTAGCAGGATAGATGTTACGAACTATTGCACTATAGTCATCAGATGTAACAGCACGATCCTGTGACCCGTAGGTCTTCGGTGCATTGTATTTGATCTTATCTGTTGTCTCTATTACTTCACCACCAGCAGCGGGGATTGTAGAGTTGATAGCAACGGTGAATTGATTAGGTGACACACCGTTAGGATTCTCTAGTACACCAGCAAATACAAAGGTCTTAACGCCATTAGACTCAGGACCAGACGTTGTAATATAAGAGACTTCTATCTTAGTATTGTTTGTTATAAGTTTACCTAATACTCCATCACCAAAGATGAGTTCATATCGCTCATCGGTGATTTCATCAAGGAAAAATACCTTAGAATTAGAATCCACTCCTAGAATATTCTGTGCAAGGAGATAAGGTTCGTTAAATGAACCTCCATTTGGATAAACTTTCACACTAATTGTATTAGTGTCAATATTTTGGTTAGGTAAAATGAATTTCTGTGACTTATTACTAGTATCTTTAATGAAAGTATTGGTAACTGATGTTCCTTCTCTTACCGCAACGTTCGTAAAGGTCGCTATATCGCTTACTACCTGTGCTGTAACATCATCTGTAACAACATAACGATAGATTGTGTTGTCATATGCAGCAGTGAATCCAGTTCCCTTCTTAAGTACTAGTTCTGTATCAGTTGTAGGATTAGTGTAGGTGACAGCAAATGAAATATATGCAGTAGGAGAGGTAGCAGACTTTGGTCTGTATCCCAACTGCTTCGCAATTGCTATTACGTTGTCTCTGAGTGTAGCGGAATCAATGAATAGTTCATTGACTACCATATTCGTATTAAACGCTGTGTAGTACGTATTATACGCAAGTACGTCAAGCATATTTGACAGAGCAGAACCCTCAAAGTCATAATCAGTAAAATCTGATTGTGCTCTCAAATATTCCTTAAGAGATACTTTGATTTGATCAAAGTCTAAATTTGCAACCTGTGTATAAGGCATTATCGTGTACGCTCTAAGAAGAATTCAACCTGTACTCGTGCATCATCAGCTCTACCTGTAATGACATAGGCAACTTCTACCTCAAAACCATTATTCTGAAAATCAGGCTCACATCTAATACCTTCTACAGAAATACGTGGTTCAAATAACCCTAGACACTCGGCAATTTCTGACTTGATTAAAGCAGCAGAACCATAGTCTAGTGGTTCAAATAATAAACGACGTACATCTGATCCAATATCAGGTTGGAACGGTCTCTCTCCTTTATTAGTAAGAAGTAGATTTTGGATTGCTTGTACAACCGCAGCTTTATCCTTCACGCACACAAGGTCATCCGTTACAGGATGGGTCTTGAATGTAACGCTTATATCTTTAAACGTCTGGAAGGTGGGCATGTAGACACAGCAAGGCTGTTTTTATTTATCTACTCAACGCCATAGAAGGTATACTTCAACGTCAGTTCTTCCTGTGGTTTTACTACCTTTACTGTTCTAATATAATATCTTTCACCTATTTTGTATTTTTCACAGTTAGGTGTATCACTGTGATTAATGAAACCACCAAGCGGAGTTCTGACTATTTCCTCGTGGTGTATGTGATCTAGAATAAGGTGTGACATGCCAAGTTCCGCGCCTACCTTTAGGGTAATGCGCGAAAATAGTCCTTGACCATGCAATGCGCTCTCGCCAATATAACAACCGTTAGGTAGTGGATGGTACATCTTGACAACAGTGGTTCTCACGGTGATCGTTCACCATATATTCTAGTTTATCATCTATGCTTGACATTCGCTCTGAGATCTTTTCTAACACGTCTAATAGCGGGTCATCATAATAGTACATATTACTATTCTCACGATGCTGCTCTGTATCTCCAGTAACTTCAACCATATCATCGTCCTCATAATAGTTCCATTATTTAGTCGGCGATTCGCGCTCGGCGTTTCGGCGGTATTTAACCAAAGGTCATCCAGTTATAATGAGTCCTTATAGGCTTCTCTGTCTCCTTCTTAGGTTGACATGCCTTCTGATAGATTCTATACAATAAGTCGCCAGTAATCATTTCGGTCTCCTCTCATTATTATCTAGGACTTCTGCCATCTTTGCATTAATAGCATCCATCTTTGCCTCCACAGACTCTGGCGTTGCCATAACCCTGTATAAGACTTCATCTCTCGTTGAGAGTTCTGTAAGCATGGTAGCAATTTGATCCCACAAATAATCAGAACCTACGCCCTTCATGCTCATCTTCCCTGCCCTCTGTATCTTTTACGAGCAGAATTGCGAGATGATGCTGCTAGTTTCGTGTTTTGCCCACGTCCTTGTCTAGTCTTTTTAGGTGTTGCAGGAACATACGAACTAGTTCCCCATGCTCCCTGTGTTGCTTTTGCCATATTATCCTGGTCTAATAGTACCTATGTGTATTGTAGCATACTTTCCTGGTCCTGCAATAGTCCTTTGTTGGGTAGTGTTACCACAATAAGAATAATCTCCAGGTTGTGCTAAGGGTTTCCCATGAAACTTTACCTTCTGACACCTCAGTTCAGCATCAACTATTGTGCGAGATGTCGGGGTACATGGAACAATGTTTCTCATGACACCAGGAACTGGTGCAATCTGAGCAGTACTGTTATATCCTAGTACCAATTCCTTCTCCATGTATATTGCCTTACCTTCAACAGGATTTGGCGCAGGAGTTCCTCCGAGTGGCATAGAATTCCAAAAGCAATTCGGATCCTGTGTTGGACTGTCTACGCAACCAGCATGTACTATATGTAATCCCATGTTATCTTATCCTTTGTCCGAATTTTACTAAGTCTGTTTTCAATCCCTCGACATTATTATGCAAGTAATCTAAAGTATCTGAGAGTGATTCGTAATCATTCGACGTGGGTCGTCGGTACATTAACGATGGCTGCTCGAGCTGGGATATTCGATGGTCCAGGCTCTGCAATCTCTCTGACAGCATCAGGAGGGCGTGTTCCAATTTCTTCTGATTTGTTTGTAACTCTTCCATTATTTTGATCTCCACGTAAGAAGGCGTTTGCGGCGCGACTCTCAAAAGCATCACAGAAGCTATCAAAGTCATTCAGAATGTCATTATAGTTTAGGTCGGGTTTTTCAGTCATTTTTTACCGCGGAATTTTTTTTCGATTTGAGGGTTTTGAAATTTTCTTTTCAAATTTATTTATCTGTCGTTGGGATACTTTTGTAGGTTAGCTCTTTTGGATTTTCGCTTGGCGCGACGGGGGCGGGGGCATTAACCCCTTTTCACTGTCCCGTGCTATAATATGTGTCTGCCTTTGACGTGTACATCTAAAGAACAGCATCCGCTAGGAGCATGTCCCGTCAAAGTGCGATATGCCCAAGACAATAATAGTTTTTGTGCTTGGAATTTCTTCTTACGACCATTCATCTCTGCAATGGGCATTCCATCTGAATTGAACTTGAATTTCAATGCATCATAGCAAGATGACTTGCCCAACCAGGTATATGATTCGTCTGATTGGATTGCCCCCTTGAATGGGAATCGCTTCATGGCAGCAACATAATATTTGCGTAGCATGTTGCGTGTGATGATGAACCATTCTTTGCCGCCCATCATCTTGGAATAATATCCTCTGTATCTCTCAGGGACATTCCGATTCCAGGCAAGACCCGTATCAGGATCGACATATGCTAAGGTTGAATATCCTGCCTTCCTTAGCGTATCATGGAAAAATGCTTCGACTCTGCCCACGCCATAATTCTTAGATACGGGTAGCAGGTGCAACCAAAACATATCCCCTGAGTTTGGGGTGGATTGCTTATTGATCGTATCGGTTGCTTCCTGTTCGCCGCCGTTGAATAATCCAATCTTGACAGCGACGTATTGTGAATCATCTGCCGTCACCACATCCGAACGACTGGATAGAAAATAAATTCCACCTTCAGAATTTGCCCCTACATGCGAAGGTTGAGGACGGGCAGGTTTGCAGGTCGTGCCAAAATCCCAATCAGCAGATTGAAGATCTTGGAAGTAAGGAGTTGGGGTTGCGTGTGTCATGAGAAAAATGCTTTATGAACTGAACAAAAAAAATCGGGTCGCCTTAATGGCGATCCGAAATGTTCCAAGTGTCGGTAGGGTGCGATCTGAAAATGAAATCGTCCTCTGCCAATTTTGTCAATGCTGCCATCACCGCTTTGTCTTTGGTCGCTGCCTCATTCATTAGAACGCAACCGTCAAACATTGGGCGAAGGTCAGAATTGAACATGGAGTCGTTTGTTTTGTTCATGCTTTTATTATACACATAAAAAACCCCCTTACGGGGGTTGCCTGTGTCAGTTTGTCGATTGGCATAGGGTGGGGTCAACCTTGCAAATCTCTGCCATCTTTGCTTCCTGAATGCGGTCAACCTTTTCAATGGATTTCATTCCAACGTTGACCCCAATCAAGATGATGACACTAGCGAGAAATAATCTCATGAATCAAATGCAGGATGGGGCGAGCAATTCGCATCTGAACCCCGCTTCCCGATAAAATGCTAGCATCTCATTTGCCTGAGAGAATGTTGCGAATGAAACCTTCCTAGGATGGTTTTGTTCGGTTGGCATCCAGTAGCGAATCACGGTTGAGTTTTTCATGCTTGGGTGTGAACTGATTTAAGTATAGGGCATGGGCGGCACGTTTCAATAAAGATAGTGCCAGTTTGTACACTGCCATACTCTCCAACTTAGGAAGGTATGGCATGGTGTAGGATGTCATGTAAAGGCAGTTTCGGTTTGGACTTGTGAAACCATCACGCTATCTTGACGAAATGCTTTCTTGTATGCCGCTGCACAGCAATTCATATTCAAAAGCATTTCATCAACCTCGCTGTCCATGCAGTCAAGATAAAAAATCTTG